GTCGTACACTAAAGCATCGTTTTCATCGATAATCTTTTCGATATCTTCGAATAACGTTGCTAGTTCTTCTTGAGCATCGTCTTCATCTCTGACATATGCTCTTATTGTTACTGTTAAGAATCTCCATTTAAATCCACCAGTTTGATATTCTCTAATTTCATCTCCTGCTATTACACAGAGTTTTGGATATTCTTCTATTTCATCTAAAAACTTTAGGGTTCCACTTACATTATTAAATACATTTGAATTGTAAGGGTGTTGCCCATTTATTCCTTTTAACTTATCAACTAAAGCTGTTATAACTTTTTTACGCTTAGTTCTATATGCTGTGCTCATTAAACTCTCCTTAATGTGAGTTTAGTTTGTAAATATTTCGCTGCTTCTTCTCTTATACTTTTTGCAATAAGAGGTTTTGGATTATATCCTGCAGGCCATTCTCTGTCTCCTGTATTTTCAAAAGTTTCATAAGGTCTTAGTTGATAAGTATAGTTCATTGCTACTGTTTGTTTGGCTGATTTAGCTGAAACAACTTGTGCTGAATCTGCAAACCTGCCTGTTCTATTAATTAATGCAGGTCTTCCCATATTCTTTTTTATAGTATCTGCTAGACTGTTATTTATCAACATAACTATATTAGCTAGATTTACTTTTTCTGTTTTTCCTTTTGTTTTCCTTATTACCGCTGCTGCTGTTGCTTTTACTCTTGCTCTTGAAATTTTTGCATTTTTTGTACTGCCTGTTCCTTTATAGCCATTATATTTTTCATCTACTCTTTTAGCTTCTTGTTTCTTTATAAAGTCTTTTACTGACTTAAATCTTTTATCTACTTTTCCTGTTTTTGTTAGTGGAAGTTTTAATCTACGTATTGCTGCCTTTATATTAGCATCAGTAAAAGACTCACTTCCTTTAAAATCTGGTGCAGTATCTTCTCCTATAAATTTAAGTTCTTGTTTTCTTTGTGCTGCATCAAGAACTTGACCTAAAAGTGTTCTAAATCGTGATTTAATATTTCCTAAGTCAGTTTCTTCTGAACCTTTTCTATTGTATTTTCCTAGACTTCCTCTTAATATTCTTTGCTCTTGTTCTAAGTCATTTCTTGGGTCTTTGATTCTTTTTCTTTCAACATCAACTCTTGCTAAAGCTTGAAGTTCTTGTGCTATACCTAAAAAGTTTTCTTCATAGTTTAACTGTAACTCTAGTTGTTGTCCAAGTTGCACACTTCCATCTTCTAAATATTCTCCAAAAAGTCTTAAAAAATCTGTACCTATAGTTGAGTCTCTTTCGTGTGCAAACTGTGCTTTCTTTCCTATGCCAGTAGGATATTTATCTCTACCTAATTTAATTTTTGACTGATATTTTTGAGGTAAATTATTTTGCCACTCCTCCCATACAAGTCTTCGTAATCCTTTATATATTCCTCTTTCACCAATATCGGCTTTATTTAATGCTCTATTTAAAGTTACAAAAGTCATACTAGCAGGCTTTGACTCTTTTGTTAAATAAAGACCAGTGACTGCTCCTGTTAAGTTTGGAACTTTTAAAACCTCTCCTATAAATTCAATTTTTATAGGTGCTCCTTCTGTTTTAACTCGTGCCATTGCATTTCTAATGGCAGTCGTCCAACTACTAGTTGTATTAATCTTTGCTAGCTCTACTTCTTCACTATTAGTTAATCCATTGAAAGAAGTTTTTATTGAGTCTTCAAATCCTTTTTGAAACTGAGCATCAGCATCAAGCGCATTTAAAGTTACAAAATAAACGTCTTCTCCTTTTATTTCATTTTTAATATAGTCATACGAAAACTTTTTAAAAAGACGAGTTAGTTCACTTCTTACTTCTTGTTTAGCCATTATTTATATAATTTATAGAAATCAAGAATCCTTTTTATGTGGTCAGGAAACCCAATATTTTCTCTTAGGCTGGTAGTAACTTGGTTACTAATCTGAGCTCCACTTATAGAAAGTCTTTCTTTTCTTTCATCTTTTAAGTAATATTTTACTAAGTCAAAAAGTGCTAGTTTTAAATCTCCAGGAGTACTTGCGTATCCTGCTCTGTAGACTACTTTCACTGCTTTTCTTCCTTTCGGAAAAGCTTTATCAGTAGTATCTTCAGTTCTAAAAATAGTATCGGTTTCTTCATCTACAGTATATTCATATTTGCCACTACCATCAGAATTTTCGGATATGAGGGTCACATATGCACTGGCTTGTCCATCTCTTTCTTGGACTGAAGTTATAGATACTATTGGACTTTCATCTAGCATTATTGCAGTAGTATGATTATCTTTTATATCGAAGAACTCCGTTTTAGCAGAGCTATAAAAGTCTACAAACGAAGTTCCGCAATATGTTTTTACGGCTTGGCTCACAGACGGAATGATAACATTCAATTTCGCATCTTCCGACACGCCATTGAGCCCAGCAAAATCTTTGTACTGTGCTAATGTTATCAAATTTGTTCCGCCTTGTGATACTGCCATAATTATAAGTGAGGGGATAAGGCTCCCCTCGAGCCATATCAATCTATTAGTTAGATTTGTATTTAAGAGCTTGTACTGAGTCAGCACCATCGATTAGGTCTAAGAAACCTATTCTTTGAGAAGCCACTAGGACTCTTCTTTGGTTTGCGACATCGTAGTCAGATTCTACTGTAACACCTCTTAATCTAGGCATTACGTAGTTTCTTGGGTATACAGCTACAGAGTTAAATTTAGAGTGAGCTTTAGCAGCGAACTCATCACAGATAAGTACTCTTGAACCAAATACTTGCCCGATTTCACCACTTAGCTTAGTAGCCATGTCACCAACTAAGTTCACATCTTGGAACTCAGCGTCGTTTAACAAGTCATAGTACACATCTTGAGATACTATGTAAACTACTTCACTTGGGTTAACACCATATTTACCCATTGCTTTTCTTAAGCTTAGTAAGTCAGCTGCAGTAACAGCGTCAGTAGCAGCAAATGTACCACTTGGCTGTGTAGTGTTTGAGTCGTTTGCCGCTAAGTGACAAAGTCCTTCAAAAGATGCTCCAGAAGTTCCGAATGCACCATCAGCGTCATCTCCTACTAAGATAGCGTTTTCAATTGCTCTAGCGTGAGACCTAACCATTGACTCTCTAATTAACGGAAGAATAGGCAAGATTGCATCTTCTTCAGTTTCATTTCCTATAAAGGAAGTAGAGATTAATTTTTTAGTTGAGAGTGTTCTCTCAGTCATATCGATACCACCCGCTGAACCTGGGTTGTATGCGTCTCCTCTCTGAGCTAAGTTACCATGTGGTGAACTACCACTAGCAGCTTGGTTAGCAGTAAATTCTGCGTAACCAGAGTCAGGTAGGATTGGAATGATTTGAGTTGCAGAAGTCATTGGTATTTCTCTAAATAGAGGTGCTAATACTAATTCATTCTGGATATCTCTTTCAATGTTAGTTGAAACAACTTGCTCAAAGTCAGCAGATGAAACACCAACACCAGACATGGCGTTAACTTTTTCCATTACTGATTTTGCAAGGTCAGTTTCAAAACCTTTTCCAGTAGCTAGACCAAGCATTTTTGCGTCCATAATGTCAGCTTCAAATGCTTTTTTCCAGTCACTATTTCCTCTGTCAGAGAAAATCCTTTTAGATTCTCTCATAGCTTCTATTTCAGCACTTCTGTCTTTTAATTCAGACTCTAAAGACTTAATTACAGTCTCTAAATCTTCGTGCTTGTTAAGAACTCTATCTTCAACATCAGAAATTAGCTTTTCTGCTCCAGTCATAACTGATGTTACAACTGTTTTCTGTTCTTCCTGCTTTGCTTCTTCAGCAGCCTTCACTTCAGCTTCCTCAACAGATTTTTCTTCCGCCTCAGCAGCTTCTTTTGCTTTCTGCTCAGCTTGTTGCATAGCAATTTTAGCAGCAGTATCTTCTGCTACTTGTTTTGCGAATGCTTCAAGGTCAAAGCCTTCAGGAGTTGTTTTATTGTCTTCAGACATATTTTTCTCCAAAATTGAGGATTTCTCCTCGCTTGGCTGCTCAATTTCAACAGCGTCTGCTGAGTCCATTGAGTTAGCCTTTACAAAATTCTTCTTAAACTCCTCGTAGTCGTCCATATTATCAAAAGACTTTGCTACAGAGAATGTTGCTCCCTGATTGCAAGGTACTGATACTACAGAAACTTCAAAAAGTTCAGCGTCCTTTATCTTGTATCCGTCGGTTTCGGTCATATAATCAGCGTCCTTCACTCTGAAACCAACAGAAAAAGCTCCAAGGACACCATCTTTAATTAAATCTTTAACATCGCCCGCTGCTTTAGATATCTTCGCTGAGATATCTAATCCTTTGTCATTCACTTCTAAACCTGTTGCTCTTCCAATAGGTTTATTGTAATCGTGATTAAACAATATAATAGGATTATTTTTAAAGTTTTCTAAACCACCTTTAGTCCAAGCATCTGCCTCGATAATATCTCCAGCTCTGTCAAGACCGTTGGTACTAGCAGACCCTTTAATGTCTATACTACCATCATCTTGCTCGCCTAAACTTTTAAAAGTAGAAGTATAATGAAATATTTTATTCATAATTAATCACCTTTCTTTTTAGTAGCTTTTGCAACTGTTTTCTTTGGTGCAGCTTTTGGTTTGTTAATTGCAGCTACCGTTTCAGGTAAGTTGTAATTTAACATGCTGACCATACGAGCCCAAGAGTTAAAAGTTCTTTTAACTATTTGTACTCTAACAGGAGCGTCATCTTGTGCTTGGTATTCTGAAATAGAAAGAATTTTTCCTTTCTTTTTAAAATACTCGCCAAGAGTTGTTAATGTTTTCATTTTAGGATTCGCCATCTATATTCTCCTCGTCTTGTGGTGGTCTTCCACCTTCTTCGGGATTTACCGCAGAACCTGCTATATTAGCTGGTACTCTTGGTTCATCAAATCCATCAACTGGTTCTTTGCCTAGTGCTTCTCTTGCTTCATTCGGGCTAATAATACCTGTATTAACAAGAGTTGCATAGTAGGCGGCTTGGTCTCTCAACTCAGGTTGTAACGCAGGGATTCTGGTTACATCTTCCGCAAGTTCAAAACCAAAATATCTTTCAAAAGCATATGCTACTTTTCTAACTATAGGTAATATAGTTTCTAAGTAATAAAGCCTATGATTCGGTCTAATATTAGCATTATTACCACCGTCCATAAGAATTGGTGGTATTCCTAGTGCTTCTAGTATAACTTTTTCATTTGCTTTGCAAGATTCTTGAAAGTCTAATTCTTTAAAGTTTACTTTAGTTAAATCATCAACTTCAAGTCCACCATCAAGAATTAAAGGTCTTTTACCTCCAGTTTTAGGATTATATCTCATGCTCCAAGCTTGTAACATTCTTTCTTTTATTTTTTCAGAAAGAGTATTTGGACTTTTTAATACTAATCCAGGGACTGCTCCATTTTTAAAGAAGTTATCTTGAAAACTTCTCATATTGTCCAAGAGAACCATTGTTCTATACGCTGGTTTCAATCTTGGTACTCCTCTATAAATTGAATTAAAACTGTTTTCTTTTATATGAATTATCTCATTGACTGAATATTCTATCGTTGAATCAAATTCATATTTTTCTACAAAAGTTTTATCGTCAGTATAGATTTTAACTTTATCTGCTGGTAAATGGTAAAGGTGTGCACCATCATAGTAGATAAATATGTTTCCATCTATTATTAGGTCGATAATTAAATTTCTTTTAAAAGCACTAACATCTTGAAAAGGGTTTGGTGCTCTATTAAGTAGTA